ATTTTTCTATTTTTAGTTTTGAAAAAAACATTCCGTAATTCCTCTTAAATCGTTCTATTTTGCGTATTTTGGTCTATTCCTTGTCATTATCCTAGAAATTATCTAAAATGCAATACAAGCCGAACTATGAGCTTACAGGGGCATTATATAGCAAGGGAATCTAATCATCAACCGATCATAAACCATACGTTTAAAACAATAAAAAAACCACTCGTTTGAGTGGCACGCAATTGAAGAGTAACGACTTCACTTTCTATTTTAGTATTTCTTGTTCATTGATAATTTTTAGGGCTTTCTTGATTTGTTCAGGTTTCCCGGTTACAACTAATTTTATTTTGTTTTCATTTTCCGCGTGTTTCTTACCTGATTTGAATAAGAACCAACTGTAAAGGCTAAATGCTATAATGTAAATAATATAATCTAATATGATTTTTGTAGCTCCTTATGGTAATTTGTCAAGTTTATCAAGTTCTTTGTGCATAGTGTTATATTCTTCTTTGCTTAGTTTATCCTCTTCTAGCAAATTGTTCAAATCTTCGTTAATTGCTTTACGTGCTTTAATTCGTTTAGATTTTGATAACATACCATTTGAAAAAGCGTAAAATTTTAGCATTTGTTTTTCTCGTTTTTGTAGTTCCATTTTTATACCTCTTTCATTTCTTCGATTGTTTCCTCTACTGTTTTATGCAAATCGTAGTAAAACACTCCTGTGTAATGTTCATCTTGTGCTTTTATCCAAGTTTTATAATTTGTTTTGTCCATGATTTCATTAACCATTTCAGAGTGTTCATTTAAGTTTGTAACAAGAATTTCAATAGCTTTTCTTGAGGACTTATGAAATCTTGCCGTGAATTCGTACGCTTTAGCAACCTCTTGAAGCATACTAAACAAGTCCATATATTGAGCTTTAGCATAAGCAGGTATTTTCTTTTCATCTGTTGGAAAATGTTCGTCTACTTTTTCATTATGTAGTTTCAAAGTGTCATTAAGCAATGTGATTTGGTTTTTAAGTTTCATTTTTTATTCCTCTTTCTTTCTTACGCTTTTAAGCATTCAATGATGTAACTTTTAAGCGTTCCGTTTGTGTTGACATCTTCCAAAGTGTAGAAGTATTTTCCTTGTGTTCCCTCACTTGCGTTGTATTCGTTAAGTTCAAAGATTTCATTTTCGGCAAATGCTTCGAGTTCTTCTCTTTTCAAGTTATTAAAACCGCTAGAAAATTGGATAAAGTTCAATGTATTTTCATTAATCATAGTAGTTACCTCTTAATTTTATAATATTAGTGTTGTCTGTGATAGTGTTGGCATAGATATAATGCTCATCACTCAAGAGCTGTATAGCCTTATATAAGACGTTTTCTGTTTCTTCAGTACAAATTACCATAAGTTCTACTTCAAGCGTTCTAAACGACTGATAAACGGCTGAATTGTTACTTACTTGACTAACAATAGGGTGTATTTCAGCAAACATCACACCTGTCGGTTCTCTTTCGTAGTCCAAACTAACAGTAAAGCCTAACTCTTCCAGGAACTCTTTGATGTCTAGTTTTTTATTTTGTAAGTTAATCATTTACTCCCCTTTATATGTATCTAACAACCATTTAACACGATTAGAAAACCAATCTTTTCGCCCTTGTGTACTGAAATATTCAATATTTTGGACGTTTTGATTTTTAATAAAGCGGAATAGTGCCGTTTCATCAAAGGAAATTGTACCATTATAAAAAACAAAATCAAGTGTTTCAACGATTTTATCAGCTAAGTTAGCTTTTTCGGCAAACTTTTCAGCCTTACGAACTTTAGGGCTATTAGCTTCGATATTACGTACCAAACGCAAGAAATAAGACTGTTCAGGTAACATATTTAGCTTTCCTAAAGTGTTAATAATAATCATATCAGCCACTTCACGGTTAATTACTTCATCTTTTTCGATGTTTAGACCGTATTTTTTGTTTGTGTTGCGTTGATAATTGTTGATGTGTTGTTTTACCTCTAGCATGTCATGAATAACTTCTAAAGTGATGATATGTGTGTTTTTTAAAAAAGTGAGTTTTTCTTTACTGATTTTCATAGTTTGTATGTATTCCTTTCGATTAATTCCATTAAGTTAGTAAAATCAACAGCGAACAGAGGAGGAACAAGTTCCCTAACAAGTTCCTTTGCTTCCTCAATTAGTCCTTGTAGACTTAATTTGTCTACTTCATCAAGTATCATTTCATAGTCATATCCCATGGCTGAACTCCTTAGAATGGTAATTGGTTGTCAGGAATATCAGCAGGAGAACCACCACCGAACAAGTCAACAGTATTCGGAGCCATTCCACCATGTGGGTCGTCATATACATTACCACCGTTATCACGATTGAGGTTAAATTCAGGCGTTACTTTAGCATACGAAGCATTATAATAAGTTTTGTCGCCTTTAGTTTCGGCTTTAATTTGGTCAATAAACACAGTTACGATGTCGCCATAATTTACGCTATCAGGTAACCAAATACCTCCGATATAATGCTCAAATGGATATGCTTTAAATGACAAGACTTTTTTAGTTCCGTTTGCTGTTTCAACTTGTTTTGTGTTAATTTCGTTTACTTTTAAAGTTTCAATAATTTTCATTTTTTTATTTCCCTCTCTTTATTTGATAGTTTAATTTTAACTTATTTATTTTATTTTGTCAAGTATTAAGCATTCATATTTACTTTTCCTTGTTTGCAAAGTTCGTTTGCACGGTCACTTGACATTTCTTTGTTTGCTACCATTTTTTTCAAGTCACTCAAATTGTATTGATAGTTTGCTTTAGGTCGTGCTTTTGGCTGTGTAACGTTGCTTTGACCTTTATTTGTGCTATCAGCGTCTTTTGTATCATCTAACTTCAACGCTTGACCGTAGGCATATTTACTTGCGTATGATTGACTAGCACCAGTTGCTTGCGCTTTGTCCTGACCTTTTTTATTTATGTCAATAACTGCAAAACCGTCCCCGCTTGTGATATCGTTAGGGTTTTCAGGGTCAAAGATGTCAATATGAACATGTAGGGCTAGTTCGTTGTTCATCGAAATCATTTCCGTACTAGCTCTTTCAACTAGTCCATACTTCATAAGCATAGGCTTTAAAGCTGTTTGAATATCCTCGTTATTTCTGAAATTATATTTACCAAAGCTATTGTGTTGACTTTTTGGTACTTTAATTTCATTAATCATCTGTAAAACTTTACTTTCCATGTTCTGCCTTTCTTGCATTATTTTGTGCATGTGTCAACCATTGTAGGTTAACCGCTCTATTATCATTTCTTATTCTATTAATGTGGTCTACTTCTTTTGTTTCGTCATAACCTTTACAAAATTCAAAAGCTACAATTCTATGTACTTTAACAGTTTTGTACTTTCCATTTCTATATAACTTTACTGTTTGATAACCGTCTTTGTCATATACAGGAACTAATGCTTTTTTCTTTTTCTTGTGTCTTATTTTTCCTAAGTTTGATACTAGGTAATTATCATTCGATGTAACTACCCTCCATATTTCCATTATAAGCTCACTCCTTTGTTAATATGTTTTTTATACATTTTCCACAACCATTTTAAGAACCCTCTGATGTATCTACCAAGTTCTTCTGCTACATTTTCAACTGCTTTAAATGCAATCCAAATAAATAGAATCGTTAATAATAAAGTCAACATTTTTTATTTCCTCCTTAACTGTATAACTAATTATAACGTGTTTGTTTTCTTTTGTCAATTACTAAGCTATTAAAGTTCTATTTCACTTGTTTTACATTTATCACAATCGCAATGTTCTGAACCGATACTGCTAACTAGTTTAACATCGCCCTCATTGTCTAGTAATGCAACATCAACACTAAAAAACTCCCTAGGAAATTCAACATATACGTCCCCTGATTTGTCTTTTACTCGTTCAAGTTTTTCGATTAGTTGTTCAATTGTTAAAGCCATTATTTAATACCTCCAATGTATTCATGTATTTGTTTTAATTGTTCTTTGCTATCTTTTTTAGTATATTTTCCTTTCCTACCTGTCTTAGTTTTCTTTTCAGCAGGTGGAAAGCCTTTATCATTGAAATATTGCCTTGCGTACTCAAAGAATGTTAGTGCACTAGTATAATTGTGTGCCCCTAACATTTTATGATATTTTAGACTAGTTTCACGCCATTTATTGAAGTCGTCCCAGTTCAGAACCATAATTTACCTCTCTAATAAACCAACCATTTAAAGGCTCATTTTTATTCAACCAAAATTTTAAATAACTTTCTGTAACGCTGAAATGTTTCGCCATATCATCAAAAGTTTTAAACCATAAGAATTTATGATGATTTAAAGCACAATATTTATACACGTTTCGCTTCCTCTCTTCTTCTAATTTCTTCTAGTTATGCTTTTCTACCTTTGAAATCTTCAAAGATTGATTTTTGAAGTGCTACCCATTTCTCTGCTTCAGACCGCTCAAAGCCCATTTTAACAGCTGTGTTAATATAATAGTTATATTTACCCATGTCTTTTTCAAACGGTTCATTAGGCTTCTTTCCTGCCCTTACAAGGTACTTTAAAGCGTTTATTAAAACAAAACCTTGTCCAGTCGTAAAATTATATTGCGGAAATATTAAGTCATGTTCATAACCCCAAATTAGAAATTCTTCTAATTGAATACCGTATTTATTTGTGTAATAATCTTGTGCCATTATTTTTCAACCTCCAGAATTTTCTTCCCATTTTCGTCAAACACAACCGCTTTTGCAATCGTCGATGTGACATTCATATCTTCTCTAATACCTTCTACTGCTGTTCTTAGTTTTCTAACTTCATAAGTCCAACTATCTGAACCGTCCTCTAAAATGTAAATTACTTTAATCATTTTTGTTTCCTCTCTTAACTTGATGACTTAATTATATCTAATTCTTTTAGCTATGTCAATTACAATTATATTTCATCTCTATATAATCTTTGTAACATTCTTCTGAACAGAACAATTTTTTAGCGTCGCATTGTTTGCCACAAATTTTACATTCGCCACCCTCTGCGATAAAATGAACGTTCTGTACTCCCCATTCATCGCACCAAAATTCTAATGTGTTGTTTGCTTGTTGTTCTTCCATTCCTAGGCTGTCAACCATATATTTGAAACACATGGATAGCTTAGCTTCAAACTTGCTTAGATGTTCTTGCATGAAGTCATACACTTCTGTTACATCAGCTTTTGACTTTCTGAACTCTTCTAACTGTTCTAGGTCTGTCAATCGTGGGGGATATTCTCTTTTTGTTCCGTCATCATAATAATAAACCACTTTTTCAATCGCCATTATTTGATACCTCTCTCTTTGATTTTGTTTGCTACTACTTTGTAGTACATTCTTGTTTCGTTGATAAACATGTCATCTACTTTACTTTCTTTTTGACGTTTTCCTTTTTGTTCTAATCTGTCTAATAACTTAACAAGACCTTTTGCTGTGAACTTATCAATGAAGCATTCTACTTCTTCTTTTTTATCTGCTTTAATGCCTGTTAAACGCTCATAGAGAACGATTAAGACATCTAACATAGAAATATCTTCCATTTGTTTATAATAGCCATAAACGCTATTTAAAAGCCCTGTAAGCATATCCTTTTCAATATCTGTTACTGGTTCTTTTTGTTGAAGTCTTAAAACTATTTTATTAAGTGTTTCAAGTGCAATTTTCATTTGTTTAACTCCTTTTCTAGTTTATCCATTTGATAACCTCTCTTAACTTGATGACTTAATTATATAAAAGAAAAACCGCAATGTCAAAGACAAAGCGATTAATCGTTGATTTCTTTTAGTTTTCCATTTTGTTGCAAAGATGTTAAAAGACTTTCTGCGTCGTTTTTTGTTTCCTCGTATTCTTCCCCCTCTTTTTGTTCCTCTTCCAATATCTCTTTAGGTTTGTTTCCTGTGGGGTCTATAATTTGAAATTGTTCCCCTACATAGCCCAGACATACCTCTTTGTCATAAGCGTAATTGCGTGCCTCAACAGTTAAAATTGAGTACTTGCTATTCTTTCCCATTTTAGGGCTTAAACATAAACAGAACTCAAACCATGCACCAATTGCCGAACTACCTAATGCGTGAGTACTCCGAACTCTAAAACTCTTTTCCTCTAGCGATTGATTATTTGTGTCTTTTCTAGCATGAGCAATTAATAAAAATGTTACATCGTTCAGGAGTAACTTCAATCGTGTTATATTGTTCAGCACGTCATTCATACTTGACATATCGTTTAAAATATTTCTATCTGTCAGCATGTCTTTTAAGTTATCCAAGATAACAAACTTAATATCGTTGTCTTTGATGAACTTATAAAGTCCATTCATGTGATCCTTATTGTCTAGCTTAAATATTCCACCTGTAATGAAATGCAAGTTATCAGGAACATCATTATAAGCCTTTAAACGTTGATGTAAAACGAAGTCAGTATCTTCATTGTCAATAATAAGCACGTTTGCTTTTTTAGTTTTAAAATAGCCAAAGGGGACACCTTTAGCTACGCTTAAAGCCATTTGTAACGTGGTAGAACTTTTAAAAGACTTCTGTGGTGCAATTGTCAGACCTGCCTGTCCTCGTGGTATTAAGTGTTCTATCAGCCACTCGTTTCCACCTTTGAAGTCATCTTTTTCTTGTAGTTCTTTAGCAGTTATAACACGTTTAAACAAGTCCTGCATTTTAATCAACCCCTTTTACTTTATAGTCAATGAAAATGATATTTTTATCACGTAGCGGTTTAAAATAAGTTTTAAAATTATAATCAGGATAGATGTTTTTTAATTTAACTATCCAATATTTAGTACGTTGAACCATTTGTTCCCAGTCTTTAGCTTCTGCGATATCTTTGTTAATTGCTTTGATGTCGTCTTTAATTATCAATTGAAAAACCTCCATAGTATAATAACGAGAGCGATTATAAGTAAATAGTAAACTATAAAAATAACCGCTTGAAGTAAAATTATCAATTTTTATATCCTCCTTTTAATAAATTTACCAAACCTAAAATAAGGCAACCTATACAGCATAAGAACCAAACTCCAAATAAAGAATTGTCTACACTTGCTACAATTCCAAACATTACTGACATTATCCAATAAATGATAAACATATTTTATTTCTCTTTTCTTTTTATCTATGCTTTAATTATAGCTGAAATAATATTACAATTCAAGTTATCAAATATTTCTTTTTGGTTACCTTATTTTAGGTAATAGTTGCCTTTGCCTTTTTGGTTAAGCCCCTAGCCCCTAACGTGTCTTGTTATCCCAGCAACCTAAAAAACAAGTAAACAAATTTCATTCTTGTTATATAATAGGTCTGTCAGACTTCCAAGCGTCACGGAGTGTTTTAGTTCACGACACTCATGGAACTCACAAGATTTCATTTAATGCTAACCTCTAGCCTTTTTGTATGTTATTTCAATTTTCAATTAGTCGTCCTTTTTAGCAACCATAGACAACTCAAGGCAAATCTTGCAAAGACTTTCGATAATTACTAGCCTATTCGGTCTAGTGTTCTCTACTCCTAAACTGTCAACAAGTCATCAGCTAACAGTCGTTAAATTTTTATATATATTATTATAGCATACGATTTTTCAAAATCAAGCGAAAAAATTAGGGTCAAAAATAGAAGAATGGCTCAACCGTGGGAATAGTTAGGAATATATTATTTTTTGGTTACAAATTATTTAATCAAATTGTAAACTATCTAAATCTTTTGTTGGTATGATGAAACTAAAACTAAAAAAACAGTATGCTATAATAATACCATAATCAATGAGGGAGGTAAAAAGCATGGCAGAAAAAAACATCTATTTTGTTAATGATGAAGTAGAATTAAAACAAGTGTTAGAGTTTATTGACAAAACTGACTATGGAGTCAACGTTGACAAAACAAGCAAAGATGTTTACGCAGTCGTGACTTCTTATAGCCTACCTATTTAAGAGGATAGAAATGAAGAAAATTTTAGCTATTGACTTTAGCACAGCTAGTAAGAAAGACGAGGGTACAGGGTACGCTTTTAGAAAAGACGGTAAATTGTTTGTCGGTTCTATTAAAGCATACAACGCAAAAAAGAACGCTTGGGAACGTACCTTTGATATTGTAAACGCAATTAAAAATATCATCGATGAGTTTGACTTAAAAGATTATCATCTAGCTATTGAAACACCTATCATGGGAAGAAACAGAAAGCACAGTATTACATTGGCTAATTGTAACGGATATTTTATCGGTGCTATTGACGGTCTAGTAAATGGTTATACTTTTATTGATAACTCTAAGTGGTGTAGCTATCATCTTATTTCAGGCAAACGAGAACAACGCAAAGAAGAAAGTCTTGAACTTTTAAAAGCTACTGGCTTAGTTGATTCTGATTGCAAAGATGACAACATAGCAGACGCTTATAACATCTTAACATATTGTGAAAGTTTGGGTTAGTTGTTCCCTTATAAAAACAATAATAATAATTGGAGGTGTTAACATTAAAATATCACAAAACGGTTTGAGCTTGATTAAAGAGTTCGAGGGTTGCCGATTGACTGCTTATAAACCTGTACCGTGGGAACAAATGTACACTATCGGTTGGGGACATTATGGAGTCACAGCAGGTACAACATGGACGCAAGAACAAGCAGATAGTCAGCTAGAAATTGACATCAATGATAAGTATGCACCTATGGTTGACGCTTACGTCAAAGGCAAAGCAAATCAAAACGAGTTCGACGCTTTAGTGTCATTGGCTTATAATTGCGGTAATATTTTTGTTGCTGACGGTTGGGCAGAGTTCTCACACGCTTATTGTGCTTCAATGATACCGAAGTATCGTAATGCAGGCGGTCAAGTGTTACAAGGCTTAGTACGACGCAGACAGGCAGAACTTGACTTATTTAATAAACCAGTATCAAGTAATTCAAACCAAAACAATCAAACAAAAGGAGTAATAAAAATGTATCTTATCAAAGGACTTGACGGAAGCGGTAAAGTTAGACATTGGTATGTTTCTGACGGTGTAAGTGTTCGTCATATTCGTACAACACGCATGTTGGAAAATTATCAAAACAAATGGGCTAAACTTAATTTACCAGTTGATACAATGTATTGTGCTGAAATCGAAAAAGAATTTGGTCGCAAAATTGACATGAACTCAGGAGAGGTAAAATAGGAGGAAGTGAATGAGCTTATTTAATCTCTCACGCAGAGCTGAAGATGTGAGCTTTTCAACTTTCACGGTCCAAGATCCTACAACTGATTTGTTACTAGGTAAACTCTTGGGCTTAGTTTCCTATTTTGATAATGTTGATTATTCTGAAGCGTCCAAACTAGAAGATTTATTTTATTGGGCTTTACAAGGTCAAGAAGTATATCGTGTTTGGTATGGTGGGTTCAAGTATTACGCTCAAAGAGTGAATGCAGACCAGTTTAACATTATAGTTAGAGAACCAAATCGCAGACAGGTCACTATTAGAACAAGCGATTATGAAATGTTGCTAAACCCTTTCTATGGTGCTAACCCACAACGGTTTGGTGTAATGTTTGGAATGGCTAGTAATGGCATTGGTAGACGTCTTGATTCACAGGCTCAAATAAAAATCTATTGGAAAACTAAAGTTTCTAGTGGTTTAAAAGAAGTTTGGGAAAGAATTCGTGAACGTTTAACGCAACAGCAACAACTTGCAAGAGAGTTCAATGGTGTATCTGTTATTGGTTCAGATGATGATATCAAACAGATTCAGCCTGATTATAGTGGTTCACTACAAAATGACGCAAATCTTGCACTCGAAATTGCTTTGAGTGAATACGGAATACCAAGGGAATTGTTATATGGACAAAGTAATGAAGTTACTATCATCGCTTTCGCAATTCAAAAAGTGTTACCGCTACTAAAACAACATGATAAGAACATTGTTTTCAACCAAGAGAACTTTGTCGCTTATATATCAACAACAACCAAGGGAGGAAATATTGAAAGTAAAAGCAGTTCGAGGGATAGCGAACCCATTGGGGACAATTGATTCTCACGGTACGGTTATCGAGTCCATTGCTAACGCAGGGGACGGAGTAGATATCCTTAACCGTCATAGAGAAAAGATTGGTTCAGGGTTTGTTCATCTAGAGGGAGACAATGTAATCTTGACAGGTTATGTTGACGAAGAACAATACACAGCCGAAAAGATTGAGGAAACAGGTTTGTCAGTTGGTTTCAATGCTAACGGTGTAAAAGCTCGTGAACTTGACGGAGTAGGCTATTATAAAGATGTTACTATTACAGAGGTGTCACTAACTCCATTACCTAGCAATAAAGGTGCTAAAGTGACAAAAGTACGAGAAGAAGAAAAAGGAGAACCAGAACAAATGACTGTAAATGAAACACAAGAAATCATGAAACAAGCGATTGAAGCAGGTGTAAAAGTTCGAGAACTTGAAGCTAAAGTAACAGAGCTTAACAAAGAGCGTGAAGAACTTAAAAAGGAACGTGAAGCGGGTATTCCTAGCGAAAAACCTCAAGACGCAGAGCGTAAATTTATGCGTGAACTTGGTGGAAAAATGGCTGAAATGCCAGAACAAGGTTTCTTGCGTGAATTTGCTAATGGTTCAGATTTGAATGTTGTAAACTCTCTTGGGTCTATCACTTCAAAATATGCTCGTAAGTCAGGTATCTATGACGGTGCTATGAAAGCACGCTTCCAAGGTTTGACACTTGCAGAGGACGGTGTAGATGATACTTTCTTACAAGGTACTTTCAAAGCAGGTACAGATAAAAACAAAGCTCAAACTGCTTCTAAACGTTCACTACGTCCACAAATGGCAGAAGCATACTTGCAAATGGATAAAGCAACTGTGCGTGGTGTAAATGATTCAGGTGCGTTATCTGAATATGTAATGTCTGAAATGGTAAACCGTGTTATTCAAAAAGTGGAATACAACATGATTCTTGGTTCTGCTGACGGTTCAAATGGTTTCTATGGTTTGAAAACTGCCACAGACGGTTGGACAAAACAAATTGAGTACACAGACTTGTTTGAGGGTATTACTGACGCAGTTGCTGAATGCTCAATTTCTGACGCAATCACAATCGTTATGAGTCCACAAACTTTTGCAGAGTTGCGTAAAGCTAAAGGAACAGACGGTCACTCTCGTTTCAATGAGTTGGCAACAAAAGCACAAATCGCTCAATCATTCGGTGCCGTTAATCTTGAAACACGTGTCTGGATGCCTAAAGACGAAGTAGCGGTATACAATCACGATGAGTACGTTCTTATCGGAGATTTGAACATGGAAAACTATAACGACTTTGACCTCCGTTATAACGTTGAACAATGGCTTTCTGAAACTCTTGTGGGTGGTTCTATTCGTGGTAAAAACCGTTCAGCATACCTAAAAAAAAAGGGTAGTTTAGGTGTCTAAATAAGAAAGGGGTAAATAATGGCTGATTTTAATATTACAGACCGTTATGCCCAACAAATTAAGAATGTGACGTGGTAAAAACCGTTCAGCATACCTAAAAAAAAAGGGTAGTTTAGGTGTCTAAATAAGAAAGGGGTAAATAATGGCTGATTTTAATATTACAGACCGTTATGCCCAACAAATTAAGAATGTGACTAGTACAGAGGGACTTGGGGACTTGTTCCCTCTCTTGTCACGTATTCCTAAAGTTGGGGCAGATTTATTGCAGTCTGTTGATTTAACTGGTTTTCCTGAAGCTAAAGAGCAAGGGCAAACTGGTAGCGTGTTAGATGTAACTGAAACAAGTTATAAAATCTTGACACCTCGTGGTTTTGGTTTTGGTATCAATCTATCAGATTCAGGTAACTTGACCGCTGACGGTGTACAAAGTGCATTGCAAACCGTTCGAGATACTTTGTATCAAACAATCGAAAGCCATTTAATTTGGGGCGGAGTTCATAGCTCAATCGCTTCAAGTTCAATCGTTGGGGCGGTTAAACAGAAAGCGAGTGCAGATAAGTTTTCACAATCAGGCGACGATGTTCTTTTTGTAAAAGAAAATGATTTCACGCCAGTCGTTAACGGAGTAACTAAAATTGAAACTTTGAGCTTTAAGCACTATAATGACGGAGGGGATAACACTTTTGGCAAGGTGCTTATTAACCCTTACAAGGGCATTCTAGCAGGGGACTTAGTACCAGAATTTAAAGTAACTAAAGATGTTCGCCACAATAAAGTGCAAGTATATGGTACTATTTGCGTTTGCGGTGGTTTCCTTAATGACGGTGCTATTAAAGTTTGGAAGTAGTAGGAGGAAAAAATAAATGGCATATACATCAAAAAATGAATTAACCCACGGTTTAGGGTATGGGGTAGTTTTCACAGACCTTACAGGGAAAACCCCAGGAATTCCTATCGCAGGTTTGCGTGCGGTGGAAGCAGAGACCAACCAAGAGAACAAAAATTTCTATGCAGGGTTTAACGCGCCTTATCGTACAATCGCAGGTGCTAAAAATACAGAAATTAAAGTTAAGTCTTATGACTTGCCTGACGCTTTTGCAATTCACGCTTTGGGGTTCGATGCATGGTTTGGGTTCTTGACTGACAACGTAGCAAATTACAAGCCTTATGGCTTCGCTTATGCTGAACGTTATCGCGATGACGATGGAACAGGGTATAAAGCAACATTCTATCCAAGTGTTCAGGCTACAACACCAAGCGACACAGCCGAAGCGGACGAAGACAGTCCAACAGGTAAAGAGTACGAACACACAGCGACTGTCACGACTGGAGATTTTACACTAGGTAACGCGAAACGTTTGTTTATAAAATCACACCTGAAGATGTCAAGGCGTAATTTTTTAAGAGTGGAGGGCTTGGAATTAATAGTTCCCACTCTTTTATTTTAATTTATAAGGAGATACACAGATGAAAAAAGAAGATTTTAAATTTGACTTTAAAGCATTAGAACGTATGGAAGATAATGGCATTTACTTCGGAGATTTGAACGAACGTGACTATCACAGTTTAGCATTGTTCTTTTGGGCTTGTTCGCCACAATATACACTTGATGAAATTCTAGGGGCTTTAATTGGTGGACTTTTACCTGTTACGGTTGCCGAACTTATGGAACAACTGGTAGACGAAACAAAAAAAGCGATAGCACTAACAGCGAAGAAGTAAGGGAAGACGCAAGAATTACAACACTTGCAATTGTTAGTGCTATGACAGTTTTCAGAGTTCCCTACGAAGTATATAGTCATAGGCCTTTAGCGTGGACACTAAAACTAATTTCAGCGTTGACACCTAAAGAGAAGAAGAAAACAACAGCAGAAGAGTTAAACAAAGCGGAGCATGTGGAGGTAGAACTATGGCAACCACCAAGCAAGTCACAGGACTAGAAAAGTTCACAGAGAAACAACTGAAAAAAGTTTGGTTAGAAATGGCTGACGCTTTTAATTCTAATCAGAACACAGTAAAACGCAGTTATAAAAGTTCATTAGGTGGCGACTTTTCAGGATATCGTGCAAAATTTGATACTAAGAAAATCACTAAACAAGTTACTAGGTCATACGGTTCGCTTWAAAGCTACTCACGAAATGGACGATAAAACTAAAACTATTAAGCGTAAATTAAGGAGTATAACAAACAATGGCTAAAGAAAAATATGTCATTCAGGCAGAACTGGACACTAAGGGTGTTTTAAGTAGTGCTAGGGAAGCACAAAGAGAAATTAATAATATCGGTCGACTAGCTAAAGAAACGAACAAGAACGCTCAAATAACAGGTTCTGTGACTATGAAAGACAAAGGTATTAAAGAAACTCAAAGAGCTTTAAACCTTGCAAAACAGAACGTAGATAATTTAACAAAGGCACTTGCAAATGCTAAGATGTCAGGTGCTACACAAAAACAAGTACAGGCATTAGAAAGCCAGTTAGTCAAAGCACAAACGCAAGCGACTAGACTAAGCACAGAACTTTCAAAGATTGGTTCGAGCAAGAAGTTCAGCTTTTCAGGTGCGTTTGATAGTGTCAAAAGTTACGGTTCTAACATGCTTTCAACTTTCTCAAAAATTGGGAACGTTATAAGTGGAGTTAATGCAGGTATTGGGCTTGTTACTGGTGCAGTTTCGCAAGCTACTGGTTTAGTCGGTGGTTTTGCTAACAATTTAATGAATACTTATGACCGTCAAATTCAAGCACAAAAGAGCTTGTCAGCTACTCTGTCAGACGGTGCAGAGGGTTACAAAAAATTTAATTCATACATTGATTCAGGTAGTGAACTTCTAAAATCACAACGCAATGACCTGAACGAGCTAGGGTCTACCATTTCAGGTTATACTAGTTTAACAGGCGACCAAGCATTTAAAATTGTTAATTCAATTAATGCTGTGGGGGACAGCCTAGGTCTATCAATGGACACACAGAAGCAATTTACTTATGGTTTGGCTCAAGCGTTGGGGGCAGGAGTTATGCACGCTCAAGACTTCAACCAAATCATGCAATCGGCACTTGGCGCACAATTTCGTGACATGCTTATTCAAGCGTACAATGAAATCAATCATACTAACATAGGTATGGGAGAGTTCAAGCAAGCCATGGAAAATGGAGCTGTCGGTACAGATGTAATGAACCGTGCTTTGGAATTGTTACAAAAAAAGGGGAATGAGCTTGTTGCTTCTGGTCCTAGTACTTGGGGGCAAATTCGTGAAATGATTACTAATGGTTTCAATACAAGTGCATTGGACGGTTTTCGTAAAGGGTTAGGCGATACAGGCATTGACATGGGCAACTTAGGAAATAACGCCACAACAATGGCAAGCACTATCGGAAGCCAGTTGGGTCAAATGGCAGGTAAAGCAGTTGGGGCATTAACGCAAATTATTGACAAAAACCACGACGGAAAAGTGTCACAAGATGAAATGAAAAGCGCAGTTAATGACGCTAAAAACGCAGTTAATGATTTCTTCGATAAAATCAATTACGCTTCTATCAGTAGTTTCTTAGGTAAAGTTGGTTCAGCCATTAGTTCATTAAAAGATTTATATGATTGGGCAAATAACGCTTATAGTGCTGTTCAAAGTGCGTTAGACCTTTCACGTAATGTTGGAGGTAATACAGGTTTACTTGGTCAGGCTTTAGGTTTTAGAAAGAACAGTACATGGGGCGACGCTTTTAGTGACTTTCATTGGGGTTGGTTAAGAAGTAATATTGACCCTCTTGGAATTAAAGAACCTACTTCACTAGGTCAAAAAATTCTAGGTTCAAGAAACGGTCAACTGCCATTGGACTTGCAATTTTTCGCAGGCGGTAGGGAAGCAATCAGCAGAGCTGTGAATGCGGTCCAACCTTATGCACAAGCAACCAGAGGAAAAACAGCAACATCTAGCATTGGAACACAAGACAACTCACAACAAGACATCAAAATTTATGTACAATCTAGTGCGGACGGTCGTAGAATTGCGAACGAAATCTATAACAAACTGGAAAGAAACGGAGTTAAACTGAATAAGCGTTGATTTATACTAAAAGCAAGCTATATAATGACCGTAGGTGGACAAAAAAGGCACGTTATGAAAAGAACATGGTAGGACATTGTGAAAAATGTTGGAGTACAGAACACTTAATATGTCATCACGTTATACCACTACAATGGCAAAACGACATGTTAGAAGTCAATGACTTTGACAAAGAAATAATAAACGTACCTACCGAAGTTCTTTGCCATAAATGCCATCAAGGAATGGAACGAAGCGGAGATTTAATTGATTACGCTAGAATTATAGCGGAGGGCTTAATGTAAGGAGATAAAAAATGAGTTTAATTCAAGACTGGATAGGTCAAGAGAAAGATAATGGCGAAATGATTAAGCTACTAAAGAAGAAAGTGGCTAAAATCGAGCATGAAATAGACTACAAAAAGGCAGAGAAAATCTTTAATTTCATTGAGGAGTTTATGACACTACCTAATAATGAACGCTTTAAAATCATACCTTATCACAAGGCGGTGCTTACTTTGATGTATTGCACTCCTTACCAAATTGATGAATGTGTTGTTATTGTAGGACGTTCAAACGCAAAATCTATTCTTGACGTCATGATAGCCTTAATTGAACTCTTTTTGTTTCCTAAGCCTAATAGTGTTATTGCTTTAATGGCTACTAAAAAAGACCAAGCAGAAAAAATCTTGATGAAGCATTTTAGAGCTATGGGAAACTGTCAAGGTACTATCATCAATAAGTTTAAAAACCAGTTCAAGCTGAACAAAGAGCAAATTGTCGTAAAGGAAAATTCAATACTGAAAAGTAAAGGCACAGAGATTTCTATCTATGCTAGTAACGAGGACACGCTAGACGGTGGACGTGAACAACTTGTTATCATAGATGAATTTGGTGCGTTTAAAAAGAACCCTCTTATCACTATTAGACAGGGGCTAAGAAAAAATAAGGGTACGCTTTTTATTTCAACTACAAACAACGTTATCCGTGGTGGTGCTTATGATGATGAGCTTGAAAGTTGGAAAGAATGGGTAAAAGATGACGATTTCAGTCATTGGGTGTTCTATTATGCTTTAGATGATTATGACGAAGTAAAAGACAGTTCTAAATACATTAAGGCAAACCCAGCTTTAGGTTACACTTTAACACTTGAGGACATTCAAAAGGACTTCATAGGGGCAATTGGTAACCCTGTTAAAATGGCTAAAATTATCACTAAACGTTTCAATTTGTCAATGACTGACAGCACTACTATTTTTAGTAAACAGCTAGTTGATAAGTGTCTAGTACCACCATTAGACTTTGAGGGTCGTTTAGTTGCTATTGGTTCAGACTTTTCAGTACGTGGAGATGTTTGGGGTACTGTGATAGGTTATAGAGAGAACGGACACTATTATTTCAAAGCTATCCCTGTCATGCCAGAGAGTGCAGAAGACAAGTTTAAACACTTAGGGGAAACAATAACACACGAGGGAATTAATAACATGACAGAGGAAGCGTGGGATGTTTTCATGAGTGCTATGAGTGGCTGTGTTCCTATTGCATTGAATTATGATCCTAACTATGCTAAAAATTTCATTGATAAATTTGAACAAACCTATGACATTGAATTTTATAACAAAGTAATGCAGAACAGTTTCAAGCTATCTAATACCCTAGAAGCCACACAGAAGCTAATGGAGGAGGGTAAAATACATTTTGATAGTAAGTTACTAGCGGTGCATTTAATGAACGCAGAAACGAAAATAAACGATTTTGGGCTAATGCGTATTATCAAAAAGGGCTATACAGATAAGATTGATTTGGCTGACGCTTTAATTAACTTGATGTGGTGGTTCTTAGAAAGCGAAGAAAGTGAGGACTATTTCATTTAATGGCTATGACAGAAGAAGAAAACAAAAAAATGCTAGAAGCATTAAAAACCCTAGCTTTTGGAGGAAAAGAAACAAAGACAGTTATCCAATATAAAAACAACGCTAACGGACGGAAGACGGAAACAGGGCGAACAGTTACAGAAGTCAATAAACTGCCAGACCGTTCGGCATTGTTGAAATTAATGGAGATTGAGGGAGTTTATGTTGACGCAAATGTAAAACTAAAACAACAAAAAGTGGATGAAGTAAGCACAGAAAAAGAGCTAGTGGACTTAGTGGAGGACTTAGCAATTGAATAAAGCATATACTTGGAACGAAAAGACAGGGCTAGACTTTTGCAAGGAGTTGCCACAATGGAACTTGTTGACACGTTCAAACCTTAGATTTTTAACAGGGGACACTTCAGAAGAACCTGACAAATTTGACGTTGGTTTTTACAACAAACTAAACGATTTAAGTGAAGTAGACAGAACTAGCCAGTTCCCTAGTGATTGGCATAGACCTTATAGCTTAGGAATTAGACTTTACAACCCTAAAAACGCTAGTGGAACATGGGGGTGGACTTATTGGACACATTGGGAAAAATTACCAGTTAAGCCTAACCTCACACAAGGCAAAAAAATGGGTGTATCAATGCGTTTAGCTAACTTTGGTAGAAAACCATTAGACTTTAATTTAAAACTATTATACGGTAATACTTCGGCTTCTGTGGGTACTTATAAAGTTGAGCCGTGGCAATACGTTTTTGTTAGTGAGTTAGTTACGCTACAAACTACGGAAACGGCTAAAAACTTAGGCTTGACTGTTGAACTTGACAGTACAGGACAAGAAGAACAAATCGGCTTGTTTTTCCCTAAGATTGAAATGGACAAGGTAACACCATACGTTACAACAGAAGAAGAATATAACTATTTTAAGATCCAAGACATGGCAGATTCACGACCTGTTTACACAGGGTATTCTGATTCAGATAGTAACGATTTTAGAGATTACGTTTGGGGTGGACAACTGAACGATGAAAATTATGAACTGTTCGGAGGAGATACAAAACAGAATGCCGTATGGTGCTATTGTCGTCCTCTTAATCAACGTGTATTAATTGGAATTGATTCTGATATATACACTAACGCAAGTGGTAGAACAGTTAATTTTCACGTTTTAAACGGTTCTAAGAGCGTGTTTGACATGACAGGGAACACTTTATATCCTGAACAATTTCAAGACGACAGACAAGCGTTTGACGGAGTGGGGAACGATTGGGCAACCATACAAGAACCGTTGTACGTAGTGGACCAAAACACAGCGATTGACCCAGTAGCAGGAGAAATGGCGAACGTATGTATAGAGGGTTACCACTATAAACAAGCAAGTCAAGGTTATAGAGTTGATGAAATACCACGTTCAGCAATTTTAAACGTTGGTTACTCTTTAGGTTCTTACTACGTGAATGAAGATTCTGTAAAAGAAGTTGACGTAATGCGTAACAGGGTTGGTATAACACCTCCGCAAGTGTTTGGAGAACCAAGTTATAGCAGTATGAACGACTGGATGACTACATACGGACTACCAAACGGACTAATCATGCGACCTTGGAGGGTTAGAATGGTAGATACAGAAACGAACTTGACTAAAATCAAGGGTATTTCAATCGGTTGGAATGTTTCTCTGTTCCAAAAATATCTAGCAACAGACCACGTGACAGAGGACTGGTTCAGAGATTATGACAACAAACGAACTAAAGCGATTCCTGACCGTGTTTTATTCATCAATGACAAAGCTAAAAGGGCATGGCTTTATAAGTTTAACCCTACCAAGTCAGCATGGGAACGTTCGGTAGAATACACCATACCAGCAGTCAACACAGCACTCTTAAAGGCTTGGACTATCGTACCAAAAGACGGTGCTATGAACGGTCATATCATTTTTACGGACAAAACTAACGTTGAAATGCTTCAAAACATTCGCCCTAACTGGTTAGATTATGACGAGTTCACACCTAAAGTTCAGTACAACGAAGTCAAATATAACCCTCAAATGTTCACTAACTTGTACAATACAAGGTATCAATGGTGGGGAATTAAAGACGAAAACCCACAAAATCAGTCTTACGGTCCTTGTGTTCCTTATGAAATGGACTTTATGACAGGACTATGCAAATTAGAAAGGATATACGAGTAAATGTTTTCATGGTTAAACTTTGAAGAGCTACTAATTCATAACCCTATTGAGCTTATTAACCCTAGTAAGGACACGATAAGTGTGGCAATGAATAAAAAGCAATATATTGAGTTTTTTAGTAACAAATACACTTATAACGGTCTGTATTATAACGAAGAAATGGACTTCTGTCTATTCTATTATGCTGACCCTTTACAGAGCTACAAAGAGGGCGATGTTTACGCTCAAGGGTATATTGACGTAGAAATGAAGATATACCGTGTAAAATGGTTGTGTAACGTTTCTATTAGTTTTCCTAGTGGTTTGTTACAATCTACTGACGGAACGCAAGGAGTGCCACAAGAGGGCGGAAAATACACTCACACAGCTTGGGCATTTAGTGCAAACGGTGCAGATAGATTTTCAACTATTTATCCTAGTTTTAATCTGTTAAAAAATACGAAATCTTTAACAGTAACTTCAACTGCGTCATGGTGGGGTACTTTATTTAGTTCTGAACAAATATATGACTCTTCAATTAAATCTAAAACTGGAGTTTCAGCGATGACCTTTAGTTTCGATGCTTTTGTGCCGTTGAATGCCGAAATTGGAGGTGCAATTTCTTTACAACTTAAAGGTCAAACCTATCAAGCTCACGGAAATGTTGGAATCAATGATTTCAACACAATTGTTGGTCAATTCTGGCATAATATTGAACAAAGCGATTTAGGTAAAACAATTCGTTTAAGTTTTCCGATACAAATAGATACTAAATATAAAAATTTTGATAGTGCTTTAGCTGATACTGATAGCATTACCATTAGACAAATCAAAGACACGTCAGGAATTGTGTATTCTGCTATCAAGCTTGAAATAGGTTTAACTAACACTCCTTACATGCCGACTGAAAGCGAAACAACAAAAGTAGACCGTCCTAGCTACATCGGACAATACACAGATTACACGCTAGAAGATAGCACAAACCCTAGTTCTTACACTTGGAGAGAAATACAAGAGGACAAATTGAATGTTTCAAAAACTGAAATGGTAGTAAATACCAAAAATAAGACAATTACAACTGTTTTGAATGGTGCTTTAGCTAAATGTACAAAAGACAAAGATGTCACAGGTTGGCGAAATTCACAACCTAATGAAAATTATAATTATAGACAACCGCAGTATTCGTTAGACATCGGTGCAGATGACTTTATTATCAGCGGTTTCGGTTTGAGAGGTTTGAAAAATGGATAGTTATTTAAACGGAAGAAAAGTAGATGTATTAAACCCTTTAGACTTAATCGGAGTAGGTCGCCATAAGTTAGAAATACAAGTAGACAAGAAAAACTATTGGAACATGTTCAAGGAACAGGTTATAGTACCAACACCACCTAATAACGGTGTAAATAACTTGTTTAGAGGTGGAGAGATTTTACATAGTGAGGTGTATAGCGATAACTGGTATAAAACTTTTGCTTTTTATGCTTTTGGAGGTCAAAGTACAATCGAACGTAAAAACGATTTATACCCTCAAATGAATTATTTTAAGTTTGCAAATGCCACAGGGGAAGCTGATATTGTTTGTAATCAGTTTGAAAAAGAAGTAGAACTAAAACCAAACACTAGATATACATGGCAATTTAATGCTAGAAAAATCAAAGGCGATATGCAGACTTTTTTCGGTACTAGTGGCAGTATCTTAGTTGATAATACTAAAGATGTCACAATAGACGGAGAAACAGGTTTAAAACTTGGTAATGACTTATTATATAACTGGAGTAATAAAGCAACGAGCGACGGTTGGGAATTGCATTATATTTCTTTCACTACTGCTTCAACGTTTCCAAGCGCTAAAACTTTCCGCTTTAGAATGAGCGCTAATAGTGAATGGCATGTAAAGAATATCCAAATCACAGAGGGCGAAGGACCTAAACCGTTTCAATTGTCAGAAGCAGATAGATACAAGTATACACAGTACCAAATGGACAAAGGACATAGAGAGGTTTATCCTAACTTTGGTTTTTATTACAGCGAAGACTTTGACTTTTGTTGTGCTTATAAAGTCAATATTCATTCAGGTTTTGAAACTACTGATTTTAACCCTACTGAACAGAGTTATACAATTAGTTGTGAGGTTGAGAACTTTGCACAAATATTAAACCCAGTTAAAGAATATTATATTAAAGTACCTAGCAGTTGTACTTTTGATAATAGTATACTAATGAACCCTACAACAGAAAGAGGAGGTAATTACTTATTAGAATGTAAAGCTAAAGGACTACACTTACAAGTGTTTGAACAACCTGACGGAGATTATAGCAGAAGTCAGAACAGAAAAGTGCATTCAAATATGTACGATAATCTAAGTACAAAAACATGGAACGTTTATGGTGGTTATGTATATACAGGAGAGCTACAAACATACCAATTAGAAAACTAATAATAAAGGAGAAGAAAAGTAGTGATTGAAACATTGAAAGAGATTGGCTTAGTTGTATTTATGCAGGTACTTAGTTTAGCACTAGAGTTTATAGACACAGGTACTCTAAAACCTAGCGTTAGAAAAAGAATAGCAGTAGAGTTAATTGTCCTATCTGTTTATGTAGCAGGTATGACTGTGTTTAAAGGTATGATTAGTGATGAACTAATATCATTGGTTGGAACTGTATACTTAGCAGTAGTAGTTAGTCATTTATATAAGTTCTTAACTAATAAGAAAGAAGAAATAGACGGAGGAGATAAAGAAGAATAGTAGTAGTGTAGTAGTGTAGTAGTAGTGATATATATAATATAATAATATATTTTAATTAATAAATTTTTTGATTTGTTAGTTATTATATATTATTTTTTTATTTTTTACTTCGAGTTCTTAGGGGGTGTGATATAAAGGGGGTGGGTTCTCTATCAAGCCTAACTCTTTGGAATCT